TAATAAAGTTTGGTCAGCAGTAATAATCGGTAGAGCCATTTTTATTATCCTTATCTTGAGCCAGTGAAGCCGCGCTTAGTTTTATAAGCTTTGCGGTCATAGGTAGGGATATTTGTTTCACGCAGTTTTATAGCGAGCTGCTTTCTGCGCTGAAAATCAATTTCTTGTGTGAGTTCATTCCAAACTTTTGGATAGTCAGTTTGGAACCTGAACACATTTAAAGGCGTCTTAAATCCGTCTTTAACTTTGTAAAGAACTGAGCCATTAGCATTAGATGCGTACACTTGCCAGCCAATGCGAACAGAGTAGAGGCCCTTATCATCACGGCCTAAAAATGACTTGTAGCCGTCAGGGTGCTTTTTGAAATTAGACATCATTAAACCTCCACCAACTTGTTACGTTCGATGAAGCCTTTTAGAAGGTCATTGATGTTGCGGATGTCTTCAAATTCGGTGAAATCGTTATATGACTTACCATTAACATCAGTGATTTCATTTACTGTGAGTTGAGTAATATCAACAGCAGTGAATTCAGAACCCGGAACGCCGTAACTGTCTGGATGAGCTTCAAAATCAAAGCTAACGTTTAAACGGAAACTATCTAATTTGATGACAGCAACGCCAGAATGTTTACCTGTGATTTTCGCGGTTAACACACCGTAAGTACTTGGTTGAGTTTTAGGTGTAAAAAGAGTAGGTGCTTCTTTTGCTTGGAAAGCTGGCTGTAATTGGCAAGCAACTAAAGAACCACCAGAAATTGCAAGAGCAGCCATGCTGACAAATGCAAAGGAGTTGAATGAGTTAACTTTTACGTTCATAATTGATCTCGCAGTTTTGCAAAAGCACATCGGACCTGGGGAGGGGCGGTGTGCTTTTTTGATGTCTACGAGATAAATATAAGAAAACTTAGTTTTATTGTCAATAAGAAATCTTATTTTAATTTAAGAAAGCTTACTTTTATGCTTTAATAGACAAAAGAAAACCCACACGGGGTGGGTTGGGTGAGAAGGGTAGTGTTTGATTTTTATTTATTGCTCATTACTTTGCTTCTGGCCTCTCTCGCCTCTTTACGAGCCTTAAGGGTTTTCTCAAGCATAGATATTTCTTTTAAATCACTCCATGCCAAAAAGAAACTTAATATTGAGGTTAAGCCTACAGATAAGACTAATGCTAAAAGATGCTGATTTGATAGTAAATTCAATTCATTGAAAACATACATTCCAAAAACAATCACTATAAATAAAATGGCAACATATAGTGATGATTTGCTCCTTATATCCACAGTAGACGTGAGGCGATCCCGCTCTGATTGATTTAAACCATCAAGCTTCAATGCATCGAGCATACCTTTGTAGGCTAGATAAATTTGACTTAACGGTAATAACAAAACAAAGGAAAATTGAACCAAGTTGATATTTACATCAAGGGCAAGAAATTTAAAAGTAACTGAAAAAATGACAAATAGAGCTACTAACACTAATGCAATAAATTTAGCGTTGTTGTAAAACGGCAAGTAGCGTTTAGCCATGATTAATCACCAAAATTAATATTGGTAGTCATCCAATTGTACAATTGAACTTTAAGGCCGTCGTTATAAACTTTATTATTGATTGTTTCAACAGATATTTTTCCACTCATCTTTAAGTTATCCGCTGTGACCTTAGTACCATCTTCAAGAGTTATAACATAATCATCATTATGTCTCATAGATGATGCAACAGTATCAATTACTTTTTGCCCGCTTTTGGATGTTTTTCGATTATAGGTGAGTGTTAATTTAAGCTTTAAATTAGCGTCATCAAGGCCATCTTCAAGTTTTAAATCATCCAAATCGACACCAAATGCAGTTTTTAAAACATCAACCACATTTTCTTCGATTTTGTAATCAATCTTAGCTGGTACGTTCGACTCTATTTTGTGAATCGGTTGCAATTCTGTTGATCCAATTCCAGATGAGATTGAGATGGTCTTGGCTGGCGTTGATTCCAATTTTTCTTTAATTGCCGGGTTCGGAGCATCTTTTAAGATTAAGGCACTATTCGCTGGTAAGGCTTTAGCTGCTTCACCCAAAAGCCAACCTAAATAAGACTCAAGAGTTCTTGCTGTTAATGATCTGGATTGAATAATTGCAACATGATTATCAATCACTCCAAAATATAAAACACTATCAATAAATTCTTTGCGCACTACTTCAACAGATTCATCCTCATCATCAGGTAAATCTTCCGTTAAGTAAGTTTTGATTGGGAATTCGGTAGCACTATCATTGTCTATTTTTAAAACAGCTTGAGCTTTACCAGACTCCACTATGATTAGCTCTCCAAAGAACATACTTTGATGTGAACTTGCGTGATTTATAAGGATAAAATCATCTTTAGTAGCCGATACAAATTGCTGCCTATTAATAGCTTTATGATAAAAAGAGTCTTTATCTAATAGTTGGGCTTTAAGTAAGTTTCCAAGGTTCGCGCCTTTTAGAAAGTCTACTTTTTTGTAGTGTACGGTTTTGTCTTTTACAACTGTCTTACTCATTATTTTCCCCACCCGATCTGTTGTAAAGACTGTGTCGGGTTCACAGTTTATTAATCTTTTGTGTTATTAATTTTCTGTCCTAGCTTTCCTTCTTTTACCAACTGCACGACCTGCTCATTAGTAAGCACAGGAATAAAGACTTTGTCGCCAATATCTTTAGAAAGAATCTTTACTTCTTCGGCTGTTAGCACCAAAGCTTCACCATGTTTCGCAGCATCATTGATGCGAGCAATAATCTGGTTGATTGGTCGTTTTGAATTGTCCATAAGTCTTCCTGTGATTAATGCGAATAAGGATGTTCTTGTCTGTGCTGACTTGGCGGCACGATATCTGTAATAGCGGTAATACTTTCAACTTCATCCATGTCAAAAGATAGGCGTTCGCCACCATTAACAGCCAACAAACTCAAAACCCCACCATTTATTCCAACAAATTCCTTAATTGTGCAGCGTCCATCCTTTAAGCACACTTGTACAAATTCAGTTGGAACTGGTTCAGCATCTGGATCGCAAACTACATACCAACCGTTCCGAATTGCTGGAAACATTGAGTCGCCAGTGCCTTTAATACCATAGGCTCTTGGTCCTGCTGAGTGAGTTGGAACATACCCATCTCCAGCATTGCCTTCATAACCCATATCTGTGAAATAGCCATCCATGCCCATCTTTGAATAAGCCTTAACAGGAACATATCTTTTTTGGGTGGGGAATGGTTTAACAGGTATTTCAAGAAATTTAACAGCATCTTCGCTATCGGGAATATTGTATTTTTTCTTAAAAGCTTCGATATCCAGAACTTTCAATTGTGTAACAGTGCTATCCAACTTAGGGCCGCTTTCATCTCCATTAGTTATATATGAAGTCGACACTCCGAAATAAGCGGCCATTTTGCTTAATGGGTCTGCTTTAGGAGCATAAGCATCTTTCTCCCAACCAGTGACATTGGGCGCACTAACTCCGGCGATTTTTGCCAACTCGCCTTGGGTTAATTTCTTTTCTCTTCGTAAGGCGCGAATACGCTGACCCATAGTTTCTAGATTCTTCATATAAGTTATCTTACATCTTGCAAAAATAAGTTATCTTTGTTTTAATACTAAGAAATCTTATTTTTGAGGTTGCACAAATGACCAAACAGGAAGCTTATGAGTTGCTTGGTGTCAATGGTGTTGGCTTAGCAAAGTTATTAGGAATTGAGCCACCTGCTGTTTACCAGTGGCCAAATGAAAAGATTCCTTTAGCTCGCGAATACCAAATCAGAGATTTGGCAAATGGCAAAGAACCAATCAAACGAACTACTTCAAATGCTTAGGACCTAACCATGAGCAAATTATCAGTTGATATATCTGCAAGCGCCAGAAATGGCGTATCCCGCATATTGCATGGTCTTGATATAAGCAATCAAAAAGAGATTGCTGAACAATTAAAAGTTGATCCAAGCACTATTACTCGACTTAAAACAGATAAGAAAAACAATGGCTTGAATGAAATTGAAATGTTTTGCGAGCTATTGAGTTTGCTTGGATTAAAAGTCGTTCCTAAAGATTATCAAAGCATTGATAAGGAACGTGTTGCTGCACTTTTAGTTATGTCTAAAAGCTGGATGAACCGTATAGAAACGGTGGATGACTTATTTCATGACGAAATCAGTGGTCAAAAAGAAAAGCTTGGATATTAAAAAACCACTACCTGCTGTAACAGGAGTGGTTAGGCATTCAATTGAGGTGGATCAAATGAACACGAATAATCTATCAAATCAAGAACAAATAATCCAGAGCTGGTTTGAACCGGCTCTCCACACACTTAAAGCATTAATCAAAAAGTGTGAAGAAAACCTAGAGCGAATCAAAGCTGATACTAAAAATGCAGCTGTAAAGCGAGATGAATTTAAAGAGGTTTTAGTGCGTCAGCATCGTATTACGTACAACCATGCTGAGGAAATTATTAGTAGCCTTAGCCGTGCTGATCGTATTCGCTTCTTGGGTAGCACATACATTCAGATTAAAGAAGGCGGTGAAGCATGAATAAAATTTTATTTGGTGATTGCCGCGCATTGATGAAACAAATGATTGAGGAAGGGCTAAAAGCTCAAACATGCGTAACTTCACCACCATATTTTGGTTTACGTGATTACGGTGTTGATGGTCAATTAGGCTTAGAAAATACCGTTGATGAATACGTTCAAAACATGGTTGAAGTTTTTCGTTTAGTGCGAGAGCTGCTCCATGAAGATGGCACACTTTGGCTAAACCTTGGTGACAGTTATGCGGGTTCTGGTCGGGGCATGACACGTACAGGTTTAAACGACGGTAAGAATCCAAAAACTAAAGGACTAGTTCTTCCTAAGCAAAATGCAGCCCAATCAAATTTAAAGCCGAAAGATCTAATTGGTATTCCATGGAAAGTAGCTTTTGCTCTACAAGCTGATGGTTGGTATTTGCGCCAAGATATTATCTGGCATAAACCGAACCCAATGCCTGAAAGTATTACTGATCGTTGTACCAAAGCACATGAGTATATTTTCTTATTCAGTAAATCACGTAGATATTATTTTGACCACGTAGCAATTAAAGAACCGGTTGCAGAAAGCTCAATCAAAAGACTTTCCCAAAATCTTGATCAACAACATGGCAGTACTCGTGCCGTGATGAAACATAACGGTCCAATGAAAGCCGTTTACTCGAGATCTTCGCGCGATAGTTTTAAACGCAAAAATAGTAAGAGAGCTGCTGTTATTCCAAATCAAGCATATGGAACTCATAGATCAGAAAGATCAGAAAGCGAGTATGACTTACTTACTCGTAATAAGCGCAGTGTTTGGTAAGTTTCTACAAAGCCATACAAGGGTGCTCATTTCGCAACATTTCCAATGGACTTAATCGAGCCATGTGTATTAGCAGGATCTCGAGTCAATGATGTTGTATTTGACCCATTCATGGGATCCGGAACAACAGCAGCTGTAGCACTAATGCATAACCGTAATTATTTAGGGTGTGAATTGAATCCTCAATATTACGAATTGCAGCAAGAACGCTTTGAGAAAGTATTAAAAGAGAGGGCCGCATGAACTATTACCAACACCATATTGGTGACTTCAACAATGCGACTCGCCACCTCAGTTTAATTGAGCGTGCGATTTACCGCGACTTATTAGATATGTATTACGACACAGAAAAGGCGATTGATGCATCAAGCATTGATCGTCTAGCACGTCGTTTGCAATGTACTACCGAAGAGCAAAAAGAAGCTCTCAAATATGTACTTGATGAGTTTTTCATTCTTGAAGAAGGTGTTTATCGCAATAATCGTTGTGAACGAGAAATTGCTGAATATCACGGGAAAAAGAAACAAGCGAGTGAGGCTGGTAAGGCGTCTGCTGCAAAACGTGCAGCGAAAAAGAAAGGCTCGTCCAACAGTGATTCATCAAAAGATGATCAAGCGTCTAACGAAAATTCAACGGTCGTTGAAAATCCGTTAAACGAAGAACAAACGGATGTGCAACCAACCAATAACCATAAACCATTAACCATAAACCAAGAACCAATTATTGATAGTAGTAGTAATACGCGTGGAGAAAATTCGCAATTAACTCCAATTCAATTTGCTCAGTATCAGATCGATGATCACAAACGCTATTCAATGCGTGAATTCATTTCTGAATACAGCGAGTTTCAATACGATTTCATTTCACTTGCTCAACAAAGATTTGTTTCGGTACCTGAAATCGACTTGAGAACCATGATTCAAAATTTCGGTGACTGGTACTTTGCAAACGAATCAAGTTCGTTGAATACACCAAGCATCTGGTTGGTTAAGTGGTTCTCTTGGGTTCAAAACAACGAGAAACAAGTCGCTGCTAACCGCAAGAAACAAGAGCAAATCAATTCAGCTGGTCAAAAACCACAAGAGTCGGGTTACTTCGCTAATCTTTTTGAAGAACAGAGCGAATCTCAAATCGTGGATGTAACCCCAGCAAAAAAGTTTCCAATGATTGAGGAGGTAGGTCATGCATGAGATTACCTTGAACGAAGTGCGTCAATTAATCGCTTCTCTTCGCACTGTTTACGCTGCTCAGTTCAATAAGCAATTTCCAGCAACAGGCGAAAGTGCAATTCCTCTGTCAGTGGTTGAGCAAATCGCACTTAAAACACTGGTTGGCGTTCAACAAAACCAATTTAACAACGCACTTGCTCGATTACTTACAGCAGGTGGACGTTTTATGCCGTCATTTGCTGAGTTTCGCACCTGGTGTATTGGTGAAAGTTGGATGTCTCCAGAGGAAGCTTGGTCACGTGCATGTAAGTTTACGACTGACAGTACCGTGGTTATTACACAAATTACAAAATATGCATTAGACGAAGTGATGTATTTGATCGAAGCCGGCCAAATGCGAGCAGCTCAAGATAATTTCTTCGGAACCTATAACGTGATGGTGGCTAAAGCTCAATTGAAAGGTCGTCAGCAAGAGTTTTACGCTCCACCGCTACAACTAGAACACAAAGAACCTAAACACGTTCCTGTGAGCAATGACGAGGCTCAAAAGCATCTCAAATCATTGATGGAAAGATTAAAAATCAATGGTCGTAAACCTGCACCAGTTCAAAAACTTGAGGCAAAAGAAAAAGAGCCTGAGCTTGCAAAAGAATTAGGTCCAGATCCTTTCGACAATCCGCACGAATACGCTGAGATGTGCCGCCGTGAAGGTATGCCAATACCTAGAAATATTCTTCAGCTAATTGATGGGGCGAATGCATGAAAGCATCTAAATTGATTAGAGATAAAGGACTGCAATACGCGAAGGAAATCGTAGATTCAGCACCCGATAACGCAACTGAATGGAACGAGGGTTATGAGTTCCAATGTGGTCAAAGTGTAGAAATCAGCCCAGCAGATCGTGAGAAGTATTTTGTAGATTTGGTTGAGCTTAAACGTCTGGTGGAGTCTTTGAAAATCATCAGCGATTTAGGTGGAGTTGAGAAGCTAACGCCTGCATTCATTACGACAGATAAGCATGTTGGTTACACGCATGTTCGCATGGTGGGAAATGGGAGATTGAGCTTTCTTGATGATTTTTGCGACTTCATTCCAGATGGTTCCATTTCAATTAAGCGTGTGATGACTGCTATCCGCGACCACGAATCAATATACGGAGGCGGTGAATCTCATGCCAACTAGATATAACACAGGCGAGTATAGCTACGATCTTGAATATCACTATGGAGATATGTCAGCAAGCATGGAGATGCTTAGAGCACGTTTAATTGAATTGTTGACTCCTCATCTGTCTGGCCGTTATGTGAAATGGAGAGAAGCATATTTCACATGGTTTACAAAGTGCGGCGGGGATTCGGGGTGGATGTTTTGTGTAGGTCCACACGAATTTCATATTGATGGGGCGTTAAGGCGCTATTACTCAGGTTCTATTGATATTACCTACAACCAGAAAGATCGATATTTCTTGGTGGGTGAGAAAAAGAAAGTCAAATGTAAGGCTTGTAAGGGGTTTGGCTTCATTCGAGATGATGGGTGGGGGCATATAGATAAATGTGAAATGTGTGATGCAGAAAAAGGAGCCAGCCATGAGTGAGTTTGAGGGTAAATCTGGAAAGTGGGCTTGGGAGATTCAAAAAGAACAACAAGCGAAAGTGGAGGAGCTGCAAAAGCGTTTAGATGGGGCATTAAAAGAGACTCAATATGCTTTGCAGTATGTTGAAGAAGACATGCGCGGCAATCATGAATTTCTACAAATGGCAATGATTCGAACCCTTAAAGCTATAGAGCAAGTGCTCAAAGGTGGTGCTTGATGTCATCAGTCAGCATTGCTGAATACCGCAAGTTATTTCCCATAAAGAAAAATAAAAAGCGCCGTTCAGCAAAGCAAGTTGCCAGACAACCAAGTGTGGGTGAAGTGGTTCTGGCAACGCATTTAAGAGCATGCAAGATTGGTTTTGAACAGGAATATAAGTTCCATCCTGAACGCAAATGGAGAGCAGATTTTTTAATAAAGGGTTCAAAGATTTTGATTGAGGTAGAAGGCGGGATCTGGAGCGGAGGCCGTCACACAAGAGGTAAGGGCTATTTAGGGGATATGGAGAAATACAACTCCGCAGCAATGATGGGTTTTACAGTTTTACGGTT